ATTAATATTTATCTACTTAGTCGCGCCCTACCGTTGATCGTTACTACTTAAATAATATAAAATTACTATATTTAAGTAATAAAACATATTAAATTTCTAGATTCTTCCTCGTTAGTACTTAGTTAATATAAAATTACTATATTTAACTACTTAAATATTAAATAATATAAAATTAGTAAATTGTAGATCGTATTTTAAAAAAAAATATTAATTTTTATTAATATTAAATAATTTAAATTTTTTTTGGTTTCTATTATTATAATAATAACCTAACATTTTTCTCCTCTTCACTCTACTACTACCAAAATTATTTACTACAAATTGTGTATAAGTTAAAAAACACTGTTGACCTCCTAATAATAATTTACTGAAATCATTAAACGTATTACTTTTATTCATATTTATATTAACAAATTTTTTTTTTATTAAATTACTAAAATATTTAATAAAAAATTTAAATTATTTAAAGAGATATTAATTATTAATATCTGAAATAAAACCTTATCAAAAGTATATAATCAATACTTTTTTAATTTAATATTATACTTTAATTTTATATTAAATTATAATATACTTAAAGATTTTTATGATTGATTATCATAGAAGAAAACTTACCTTCTTTCCCTACTTCACATAAATATAAATATTCATACACTTTCTTATTTCCATCATTTTTTTGAGATTTAAATTTTTTATATTCATATTTATACAAAGTTGTTTTTCCTTTCTCTTTTAAAATATTTTTTTTTATATCTGATGACATTAAACCTTCATTGTTGTAAGATAACAAAATATACTTTGTATTCACTTTTTCAATTAAAGATTTAAATGTACATTCTACATTTTTTGAAATTGAATAATTCGACTTATTCGAATTCTCTAATAATCCTGTTTTTCCATACGGTGTTATCCTACCGCTATATTTTGAAATAAAATTTAATGGATGATAATTTGAACTGTATTGCCTATTATTATATGGTGGATCAAAATACGTTATATCATATTTATTATTTGTTATTGTTTCACTATTTACATCTAAATTATAAATTTTATTTTTTCTTCTATTTATAATTTTCTTATCATTATGAATCGCTTTTAACTCAAAATCTTTTAATGATGACGATTTATATTTTTTTAAATAAGCACCATAAACAGAGGTTGTGTTTGCATATTTATCTAGTGATGATAGTAATGATGCCATTATAAATATATACTCATCCTTTGTAATATTCTTATTATTTAATTTTATTTTGATATTTTCAATTATAGCATCTGCTTTTTCAGAATTTTTTATTGTCCAAAATTTTCTTTTATCTACTCCTTTTTCACTATAATATTTTGTTATTAAATTATAATTATCTTTATCTATCGGTTCTGTTAAATTATTTAAATCCTCAATTATATTTTTTACTTTTTCTGAATATTCTACTTTTAATAATGCATATGATAATATATAACTATAATCTTCCATATCATTTGAAAAAACATTATATCCATACTTTTTATTAAAATGTTTTCCTACTATTCCTGAACCAGCAAAACCATCTAAAAATTTGATATTATTAGTTTTTTCAAATTTACTATTTACTTTTTTTAATACGTAATCTATAAAACTTAATAATGATTTTTTAGAACCAATATAATTTAAGGTTGCCATCTTATATATATATTATTATTATTATTATTATATATATAAATCAATTTTTTATAAAAAAAATTGATTTTTTTTTTATATCATTTTAATTATTAATTATATGATAAAAAAATGACTAATAATGAAACTTTTGGTATGAGTATTGAAAAATTAATATGTGATATTTTTAATTTACAAAATGATATTAATTATAAAAGAACTGATAAAAATATTATTAATGAACTTAAACCTAAACTTGAAAAATATTTAAAAGATAATAATATTATAATGTCTGAATATATTGGAAGTTGTGGTTATCAAGATGATTTTCTTCTAGAAAATGGAAAATATTTACAACTAAAAACAAACTATAACAATTCTGAAAAAATTTGCCCACCTAAAATAGGCCAATGTACAAAAAGAACATTTTTATTAAATGTTGCAAAAAAAATAAATCCTAATATTACCTTAAATGATAATAAAGATATTAAACAATTTATTTTTAACAATATAAAACAAATTTTTATAATTTACTTTAATGCTTATCATACATCCGATATAATCTTATATATTAAAAAACCAAAAAATAAAGACTACTATATAACTATTTATCATAAAATTAATTTTGATCTTAGGAAATTAGATGATTGCGAATATACATTTACAAGAAATCCTGAAAATTGGAATGAATCAAGTACTCTAAAAATTAAATATAATAATAAACAATACTCTATAGCGGAATTCCAAATTCATAATAATAGAAATAATGTTAAATTCAGATTTATTAGAAATAATTTTCATAAATTTATTGATAATATACTTAATCAAAATTAATATTTACTAATTTTTATATTATAACTTTTATAATAATACTCTAACATTTTCCTTAGCTTTGCTCTACTACTACCAAAATTATTCATCACAAACTCAGTATAACTTAAAAAACGTTGCTTTCCACCTAATATATAAAACACTAAAATCATTAAAAGTATAACTCTTCTTCATATATATTAAATTAAAGAAATTAATAAAAAATAATATAATTTTTCATTATATGGATATTAAAAAATATTACTTTCCACCTGTTGGATTTGGTTTTTGGTTTCAATTAGGCGTACTAAACTCTATTAAAGATGATAATTATATAATCTACGGTAGCTCCGCTGGGTCTATTACTTGTTTAATGAATGTACTTAAACCTGAAGATCGAAACATACACGATATAATACTTATCTCTAACAAAATTAGACATAAATACAAATATAATATTAACCTTTTCTATTTTATTAATGACTTTATTAAACAAATCTACACTATCATACAAACTTACGATGATTCTTACATATCTAATAAACTTAAAACTACCTATATCGAAATTTCTCAAATACACACTTACTACTCTATACCATACAAAATAACTTCTTCCTTTATACAACCTAATGATTTATCTCATCTACAAAAACTTATTATCGCTTCTTGTTTCGTCCCTTTCTTAACAATACACAACTATAACCCATTTTTTTATACTATTGATAATAAAATTTATTTTGATGGTTTCTTTGGATCATTTTCTAACCATAATCATTTAATTAAAATAAACTCATACAAATACAGCACACTTATTCCTAATGATGATGCTTATTTTATAAAAATATATTATAAAGGTTGTAATTACGATATTTCTCAAACTAATAAACAATTCACAATATTGACTTTTGTACACATTACTTTTAATATATTTATTGATATTATTAAAAAAATTTTATTTATTTTCAAATATATATATGACAGAATATTACTTCTTTTGTAAATTAACTCCTGAACAAAAAATTTTAGCTAAAAAAAATCCACATACTTTACATATATTTTGTACCATTGATAATATTATATATAATAATACTAATAAAATTATACAAGAAAACGGTTACTCATATCAAAGAATTTTATCTAATAAATTACTTACTAAATCTAGTATTAATCAAAAACTTATTGAAGATTTATACTTTCAAAAAAAATTAAAATTAAAAATTGACGATAATTTCCCTAAATTACCATACGAACCTCGAAGACAAAATCCTACTACTACTGTACACGAAGGACAACTTAAACTATTTATTATACATCTTAAATTTTTACTTCAATATGCACCTAAAAATAAAGAAATTCATATAGTCTATCCTGGATCAGCTTCCGGAATTAATACACACTATATTACTAAATTCTTCCCTCATTGTAAATGGTACCTTATTGACCCTACACAACATTACCATAAACTTCAAAAAAATAAAAATATTATACACATTAAACACGAATTTTTTGATAATAATATGGCTACATACTATAAAGAACTTCTTAAAGATAAATTTACTCTTTTTATTTGTGATATTAGATTTAGAGGAGCTGAACTTGTAACTGACGATATTTATGATAATGATGCTAAACAAATATATCAATGGACTAAAATATTTAATGCAAATTACTCTTTTCTTAAATTTAGACCACCAAGATATAAAAATTTTAAATATTTAGATGGTGAAATATTTTTACAACCTTATGCTCCTATCACTTCTTCTGAAACAAGATTATTAGTAAAAAAAAATGCTAAAGATAAAGTTTATGATATGACGGATTATGATGATAAAATATTTTATCATAATAGAATCTTAAGAGTTTGTAATTATAAAAAAGTTCATCAATATAATATTAAAGGACTAGATTATTGCTTTGACTGTTGTATGTTCGTTGATACTATTAAACAATATTTTAACACATATAAAACTACTTTTAAAAAATACGAAGATATAATATATTATATTTTAAATAAAATTTATAAAACGGGTAATATTAACAAACATAATCAAAATATTATTGATAATATATTATAAATATAAAAATTTATATTATATAAGAAATTAAGGAAAAAAAGTTTTACCAGATACATCAAAATCACCTTGTGGCTTATCATTATTCCAATTACCTTTTCGCGTGACATTTATCATATATCCTAATCTAGGTATAAATTCTTCTCCTTTACCTTCTCTTTTACCATTACGCCAAGAACCTGTATATTTATATCCATTTGGTAATTCTAAAGTTCCTTCACCATCTTTCTTATCTTCTTTAAAATTTCCTTTATAAAAACCTCCATTTAATGGAAATGTTTCTATACCATAACCATGTTTCTTTTGTTCCAAAAATTCACCATTATAATTACTTCCATCTTTATAAATCATTATACCTTTTAAAAGGTGATTATCCTTAAATTCTCCTTCGTATTTTACGTATTTTACGTTATTAACCAAAGTTATAGTACCTTGACCATTTCGTTTACCATCTTTAAATTGACCAATGTATTTAACATTAGCTTTGGTAAAAGTACCTTGACCATTTTCTTTATTATCTTTCCATTGACCAATGTATCTAGCACCATTAAGATGAGTAAAAGTACCTTGACCATTTCGTTTGCCATCTTTCCAATCACCATTATAATTACTTCCATCTTTATAAATCATTATACCTTTTACAATCGTATCATCCTTAAATTCTCCTTCGTATTTATCACCATTAACAAAAGTTAAAGTACCTTGACCATTAAATTTACCATCTTTAAATTTACCAATATATTTATCACCATAAGGATTAGTTAAACTACCTTGACCAGAAAATAATCCATTTACTACCGAACCTTTATAATAAAAATTTTTTTTAGTATAAATCATAATATTGTCATTTGTAACACGCTTATTTGTAACTTTTTCTAAAATTAAATTTTCTTCATTTAAATAAATATTATCTGTTGTTTCATATTTTTCTCGTTTATTTTTTTCATCAATTGTTTCTGTTTCTCGATTAAATTTTCGTTTTTTTAAATTACTCATTTAAATTGTTTATTTTATTTATTAGGTTATTAATATATACTAAACATTAATAAATTATTTTTCAATTTTTTTTAAATAATAATAATATATTTTTATATAATTATTAAAATTTATACTATAAAAAATAATTTTATTATCTTTATATCTATCAATGTGTTTATAACCATTAGCTTTGGTAAAAGTACCTT